TACGATGAATTCCTACAAGGTAATTTGAGTGATCAATATTGTACGTGGTTGTACTTTGAAATGATTGATGAAAATTCATGGATTAGACAAATAATAGAGGCATTAGAATGACAACAAAAATATTAAAAGGCAATAATCTTGACACGTTAAAAACGTTAGACGACCAAAGTATTAATACGGTTGTAACATCACCTCCGTATTGGGGTTTACGAGATTACGGAGTTGATAATCAATTAGGTTTAGAGAAAACTCCTAAAGAGTATGTAAACAACCTTGTAGACGTATTTAGAGAGGTTAAAAGGGCATTACGAGACGACGGGACGGTGTGGCTTAATCTTGGAGATAGTTATTCGTCTGGCGGACGACGAACCACAACAAATCAATCATTACGAGGAGATAAAAATTACGGTGTCACTAGACCAGCACCCAGTGAAGGTATTAAACCAAAAGATTTAATTGGAATACCGTGGCGCGTCGCATTCGCATTGCAGCAAGATGGATGGTATTTACGACAAGATATCATTTGGCATAAACCTAATCCTATGCCAGAGAGTGTAAGAGATAGATGCACTAAGGCGCATGAATATATTTTTTTATTAAGTAAGAATGTAAAATATTATTATGATCATGAGGCTATTAAAGAAGACTGCATAACTAATAATAATTACACAAAGAAAAATAAACGATCCGTTTGGACGGTGACAACAAAACCATTTAAGGGAGCACACTTTGCAACGTTTCCGATGGATTTAATTAAGCCATGTATACTTGCAGGTTGTCCTGAAGGAGGCACAGTCTTAGATCCGTTTGGCGGAGCAGGAACAACGGCTGTTGTATCCAATAAACATAATCGTAATGCTATTTTATGTGAGTTAAATGAGGAATATATTGAGATAGCAGAGAAAAGATTAGAGTCTGATTTACCGCTGTTTTCTGGGAAAAATTAGATAAATGTTTTAAAATATTATAAAATACTATATAAGTAAGGCATTAACAAATAGAAAGAAATAAAATGTTTCAAAATAATCACTTTGAAGATACACCACAATCAGTTTTAAAAACTGTGGCGTATCATCGTGAACAGCCTGACACTAAAATTCGTTGGGATGTTGAATTATCTTCAGGAGAGAACGCGCAAGAAAATTATTTCACGTTGCGCGCCTCTGTTATTAAAAAAGACAAAATAGTTACTGGTCTTTTTAGTTTACACGTACAAAATCTTTCTAAAGATTTTGATAAGGCAGTTGTTAAAGCAAAAGATTTTGTGCAAGAAGGTGATCTTTTCACTTGGGCGCACGGTAAATCACAATCTATTAATCGTGGCTCTTCTTTTCGTTTTGGTAAATATAGTGGCAAGTCTTTTGTTGATGTAGCAAATGATGATCCTAGTTATTTTTTATATATTCGTAATTGGGCTAATAGTTCTTTACTTGATAGCAAGCGCTTGCAGGTTAATAAGCAAGCATTATTAGATGATGTAGAAGCAAATAAAATTGCGGATGATGTTTTTCAAGCAAAACAAAAACAAGACATTGAGAACAAAGAAAAAAGAGCTACTGAGGCACAAAAATCTAATTATGTAGGTAGTGTTGATGAGGCTATTGATATCGAGGCTACTGTTCTCCATGTTAAAGTAGGTGAGTCTGAGTATGGTTTTTGGACTAAAACTAAACTAGTAGATAAAGATGGTAATATTTTTATTTACTGGAATGAAATTTTTGGTTCTGCCACTCTTCTTAATGTTCTTTCAGATGAAAGACCTTCAGTGATGGATCATCATGGTGAAATATTTTGTGCGAATGCAGGAGATAAAGTTAAATTTAGAGCAACTGTAAAAGAACACTTTGAAGATAAATTTTATTTTGGTGCAAAGACTACTAAAATTAACCGTGCTCGTAAGTTAGAAATTGTTGAACTAACTTTTGTAGGCGGCGCAAGAAAACATGCTAACTTATATGGTGGACTTAATTATCTTAAAGAAAAGTACACTAATGTTAGAGTTATTAATGCAAAAACTAAAAAGGAGATCTCATACAGAGATCTCCCTAACCCTGATAAAGGAGAAAGAAATGACTAAAAAATCAATTATAAATATAAAAGTTTCAGGAGTTAAAAAATTAAATAACTCTTATAATGGAAACCCAAAATATGAGTTTCATTTTCATAAAGGAGGCATTGCAACAACGCCTTCGGATGCAGGGTGGGTGTATGCTTTTAGCACTGATACTTTTTGGGGTAAGTGGGTAGATATTACTTATCACATGACTAAAGCAGGAAAAGCAATTCTGGACTCAATAACTTTAAATAAGGAGGATCAATAATGGCTGCTGGAAAAAAAATAGTAGATAAGTGTGTTAACTGTTCTGGAGATTTTAGAAGATTTTCCAGATCACATCGTAATAAAAAAGAACCTTATAAAGGTAATATGATTTGTTACAAAACAAGTGAGCATAAACATTATGATCAAATACTTGTTACGGATCAGTATCAATCCTTTAAAAAAGGTGATTATTCTCATTCAACTTATGATTATACCTTGTGGGACGGTGAAACATATAGAACCACTGCTGGTTCAATGTATTTTTGTAAAGGTAAATGCGAAAAAGAATTTGGATCAGACTGCGCACGAGCTAGCATTAGGCGTCTCGGCGGAACGTTAGTCAGGTTTAATAAAGGAGATAGGAGGGCTTCATGAAAAAAGTTTTTAATTACTTTAGAAAAAAACAGCCATCATTAATTTGGGTGCATATTATAAATAATCAATATAATGGCATCATTGGCTGGCAGGCAAACGATCAAAAAACATTATACCCTGCAACTGGTGTGTATACCACACCAGTTAAAGGAGAAGATACATGGCAAAGAGAAGGGGAGTTAAAAAAATAATGGGAATGTTTGATGATTTTCACGATTGTAAATCGTGCAATAGACGTTATCATCAGTGGTTGATGATAGCGATAAAGAATAATTATCCTGATCATTTATGTATCAGGTGTTACAATTTTAAGGATAAACATGAAAAAGAAAGAGAAAAAATTAACACATTACAATCAAATGATTACAGCGAAGACAAGAAAGTTGCTTGATCAGATGTGTAAAAAAACAAAGCTATCAAGGCCTATGCAATTAGAAAAGATTGTTGAAGAGTCATTATGATAACGCATATTTTATTAGGGCTAATACTCTTAGCCCTAGTCGGTATTGGATTTATGGTGTTCATCATTGGTAAAATAATAGATGAACGTCTTCAAAATTAATCCATAAAAAACTTTGGGTCTTCTTTTACAGGTCCGAGAACTTTTCTCAGGGCCTGTAGACCATCCGATAATACCTGTTCCCACTCTTCTTTTTTTAAAACTTTATTATATTGAGGGTTATAAAATTTAAGAGATACCTCGCCACATTGTGGACATTGAGATATTTTTCTCACAGGACTATTAGGTAACAACATAACCTTTGCCTTTTTTTATATTTAGGCGAATTATATGTAATTTTTTCCAAGCGAGCAACCTTATTTTTTAAGGAGGAAAATGTGAATAACTCGCTTGGAACTCTAAAAGGGTGGCTCTCCCTTAAACTGTATTACTGGCTTACTCTCCCGAAATTTTGTAGTTTTTAAAGCATTCTGGATCAAGTGGTGGTCCGTAGTAGATGCTAATACTGTCGTTCGTACCCTCGGTCCACGATTGGTGGTAGTATTTATTTTCATCGATTTCCCCTTGTGAGTGACAAACCTTACACTGTTCAATGTTGGTCTCTGCTTCAAACGATAGTTTGACATATCCGTTTCCTTTACAATTGGGACATGGAATCATATTAACCATTTCCTTATGTCCTCAGCTAACACCGATGTAGCTAAGTTTATTTTATTTCGTAGTGAATAAATAATTTTTTCATCAACTGTTCCTGTTGAAACAAGATCAATGTAAGTGACTTTATCTTCTGTACCAATACGATGGTTACGTGCCTCTGCTTGCTCACGGATCTCTAAATCATAATTGTTTGAATAAAAGACAGCAAGACTAGCTGCAGTTAATGTAATACCTCTACCACCTGTCATAGGTTGACCAATAAAGAATTGTGTCTCCTGATCCTCCTGAAATCGTCTAATATTTTCTTGTCTAATATTTTGTGGTGGGGTGTCTCCATAATACGTGACCACGGAGCGCGGACCGTATTTTTTTAATAATGTTTTTTCAATCTCTTGAATGTCATGACGATAATTCGCCCAAATGATTGCTTTATCACCGTGCTCTTCTAGAATAGCACATAGTTCTTTAACGCGGTTATTTGGTAACGATAATACTTTACCATCATCGGTTGCCATATGACCACACACTATTTGATGAAGCCTTATCATTTGAGCGAGCACTGACGTAGTCGTCAATGTTTCTTGCTTGAGTTGCACTAAAGCAGTGCGTTTCATTTGCATGTACGCATCAAGCTGTTCCGTTGTCATTGGAACAATTCTTTTCATCCATACTTGATCAGGAAGATCAAGCGCGTCTTTTTTTAAAACACGATAAGAAAATTGTCGTAACTTATAGTTTAATTCTTCTAAGTTTTTATATCCTGTTACTTTATTAAACGAACGACCACCAAAAGATAATCGCTGCATCTGACAGTAACGCGCTCTGAATGTATAAATAGAACTAAACCCTAATAGGTCATGATTTAAAAAATTACATTGCGCATATAGATCTTCAGGAGATTTAGTAATAGGAGATCCTGTCATGATAACACGGTAACGCGCTAAGTTACCAAGTTTAGTAATCGCTTTGGTACGTAACGCGGTTGAGTTTTTAATGATTGTGCTTTCATCAACAGCCATCAATGCTTGACGGGTCATGAGAAATCTATCAGCAAACTTGCGTCCACGGTCCGTGGTAAACGCATCAACGTTCATAATTAAAATATTTAAATGTACTTTCGCAGGTTCCGTAATAAATAATGTTTGTAATTCTTCTTCATGCTTTTTTGTTTTTTGTCCTGTCCATACGACTACGTTATGATCCACGTGTGTTGGCATATGTGTTTCAATTTCTTTGACCCACGTTCCTTTGACACCGTTAGGACAGATAACAAGTAAACCAAAAATATATCCATTGTCATAAAGAAACGAAGACGCATCAATTAATACTTTTGTTTTTCCACAACCCATTTCCATAAGCAACGCAAACTCTTTATTTTGCTTAGAAAAATGATTTAACATAGCTCCCATAGCAGCTAATTGATGCTCGTAAGGCGTTGTTTTAAAACTATATTTATATTTCGGCATAACTTTCTAAATTATAAAATTAAAAAACAGTAACATTTTTCTTGTATAATTAAAATAAAAATAATATAGACTGCCCTAGAAAGATGAAAGACTTAGAAAACAAAGGAAATGTGTACGTTATCCAAGAGGTATCTCGATTTAATGTAATCACTGCTCAGGAATATGGAAAACTAATTCCTATATTTGAGGAGGGAAAACAAATTATGTTATCACCTGGACCAGCGATACGTAAGGCTAAAAATATATTAAAAGATTTTAATGATAAAGATTATTTATTATTGATTGGTGATCCATCAATGATTGGTCTTTGTTGTTCAGTTGCTGCAGAAAATAATCGTGGCAGATATAATCTTTTAAAATACGATCGCCAATCGCATACATATCTCCCCATACAGATAGACTTACACGAGAGGAATAACTATGACAGAGAAAGTTGATTTTACAAATTTTTTACCTGAAGAAAATAAAGTAAAAATATCTGAGGTTAAAGATGTGTCAGAAGCATCCAACAGATATTTACAAATTGAAAGTGAAATACTTTCATTAGAAAACGACGTTAAAAGAAAAAAATCCGAGCTACAACAAATGAATGATTCAATTGTTCAGATGATGGAGCAACGCGGAGTCAAAGAGATTAAACTGACGAGTGGTGAAGCAATAAGTTATAAACCCTTTTATAAAGCGAGCATCACTAAAGATAATGAAACAGAATGTTTTGGATGGTTAGAAAAAAATAACCACGATGAACTAATTAAAAACATTGTGTCAGTGAGGTTTGGTAAAGGAGATAATGATCAGGCATCTAAGTTGGTAGAAGACTTAGAGCAAAATGGTTTAGCTCCAGACCAAAAACGCAAGGTCGAACCTATGACCTTGAACGCCTTTGTTGGCGAACAAATAAATAAAGGTACCGATTTACCTATAGATATATTTAATGTGTATATGGGTAATAAAGTGAAAATTAAAAAAGGGAAATAACCATGAACGATGTAACGAAAAAAAAGAAAAGTGAAATATCGACTAATGTTGTAGACTTTTCAAGCCACATTGGTGTTGGCTTTGAAAATGTTGGTGCGCAAGAAATGGCAATACCATTTTTAAAAATTGCTAGCTCTCAAACACCAGAGATTAAAAAATCAAATGCTAAGTTTGTAGAAGGACTTGAGCAAGGTGATATTTTTAATTCTGTTACAAAAGACTTTTACAAAAGCATAACTGTAGTTCCATGTGCCTTTAGAGTACGTGGGGTAGAGTGGTCACCTTTAGGTGAAGGGACTGGTGCACCTGTAAAAATTTATAAGCCTGAAGACATGCCAGCTTTAACGCGTGGCGCGGATGGGGAAGATCATTACATGATTAATGGAGCGATCTCTCCTACCTACATTGTTACGACGGCTGAATATTTTGTTTTACGAATTAATGATGATGGATCGTTTGAGCGATGCCAAATTATTATGCAGAAGACACAATATAAAAAATCCCGTTATTGGAATACAATGATGATGAATCAGAAAATTAAATCCAGTGATGGGTCACTAAGAACATTACCTATGTTTGCAAATGTATACAAAATGGAAGGTGTACAAGAAGCAAATAAAAAGAATGATTGGTGGGGATGGAAAATCACCTTGGATAAATCAGTCAATGATATTCCTAATCCATCTTATATTGTGGAGGAAGCTAAACATTTTCATGAGCTTGTGACATCAGGATCTATCGATCCTGCTCCAGAAGCAAATAGTGATAATGACGATAACGAAATGAAAAACGTNACNCCTAATATGGATAGTGGCGTTTTAGGTTCGTAATCACCTTAATTATCTAGGTTAGGGGCCTTCAAGGCCCCTAGTTATTTTATTATTATTTATGAAAGTAGAAAAATTTAAAAATATATTTGATGGGTTAGATAGAGCTCACGGTTTTTATGAGTACACCCAAACAAAACAAAATGGNAAGCGTGATGGACGCATGCGTACAGTNCATGAAGAACCTACTTTACAAATGTTTCANGATCATCTNGAAGGAAAAGATCGTGCTTTAGGTATTGTTCCCATTCGAGACGATGCAACTTGTACGTGGGGNTGTATTGATATTGACGAGTACCCTTTGGATCATAAAAAAATATTATCACAAATACGAAAATACAAACTACCATTAGTGATGTGTGCCTCCAAATCTTTTGGCGCTCATCTTTTTTTATTTTCCAAAAATCCACAACCTGCTTTTCTGTTTGATGAAAAGTTAAAAGAAATACGCGCTCATCTTGGCTATGCAAAAGCGGAGGTATTTCCTAAACAAATTAAACTCTCTGATGAACAAGACACTGGATCGTGGCTAAACTTACCTTATCACGGCGAAACACGGTACGCGTTTCTTGATAATGGTGAAGGTGCTACACTAGAAGAATTCTTTGAGATATATGACAAATATGTCTGTGATGATATTGGTAAAATATTAATACAGGTAGAAGATAATAACATGGCTGATGGCCCTCCATGTTTAGAAATTTTAACGGATCAAGGCTATCCAGAAGGGACAAGAAATAATGGATTATTTAGTGTGGGAATTTTTTATCGTAAGTCTAATCCTGATGACTGGAAGAATTTATTAGAAACATATAACCGCGAATACATGGATCCACCTTTAAATACTAATGAGGTAGGTATTATTATGAAACAAGTTGGTGCTGATAAAGCTGATGGTACCATGAAATATATGTATAAATGTAATGATCAACCTATCGCTAGTGTTTGTCAAAAAGCTAAATGTAAATTAAGAAAGTTTGGTGTGGGTACATCAGGTCAAGATCATCCTGTATATGCGAACCTACGTGTCACGGATCGCGAACCACGTATTTGGTATCTTGATATAGACTCTCATCCAGTAGAGACACAAGTACAAGATGAAATAGAATATCATCATCGTTTACGTAAATTAGTTAAAAGAAAATTATTACGTTACATACCTATGATGAAACAAGCTGACTGGGAAGAAATACAGTCAGGATTATTTGAAACAATTACTACAATTAATATGCCTGAAGATGTATCGAAGGTGGGTGAGTTTAAAGATTATTTATTTGAGTTTTGTACCGCAAGAGGTGAGTCGTTTGATATTGATGAATTAGATATGGAAAAACCCTATACTAATGCGGAAGAGAATTCGACATACTTTCGTTTACGTGACTTATCAAAATGGTTAGAGAATACCAAAAATTTTAAAGAGAATAGATCTTGGTTAGTTCAACGAATAAAAGATTTAGAGGGTATAGATGTGATGGTATATCCAAAAGGAATACAAACACGTGCGTGGAAAATACCTGCATATACACAGCCTAAAAATATGCAAAAGATGCCTGATTTAAAAACAGAAGAAAAAACTGATAAAGATATTTTAGGAGGAACTGAAGATGAGGTTATACCATTTTAATTATGGAGAACTATAAAGTAATGCCAATAAAATATGAAGAAACAAAACCTTTTATATTAGGAATTCATTATGCAAAAAGAATGCCAATGATACAGTTTTCTTTTGGTTTATTTTTTAATGATGAATTAGTTGGTGTTGTTTGTTATGGATCTCCAGCTTCTCAATCTTTATGTAGAGGTATTGCAGGAGATGAGTACAGGAAAAAAGTATTAGAATTAAATAGGCTTGTTTTAAAAAACAATATTAAAAATGAGGCTTCTTTTTTAGTAAGTAATTCTTTTAAGCTTTTACACAGACCAGTTATAATTGTTTCTTACGCAGATACGAGTCAACATCACACAGGATATATTTATCAAGCTACAAATTTTTTATATACTGGTTTGTCTGATAAAAGAACTGAATGGAGAATGAAAGGAACAAATAAACATAGTAAAACAATATGTGAGCAATATACATTAGAAGAAAGAAAAAATAATCCAGATAAATTTCATGTTGTACAACGACCTCGAAAACATCGTTATCTTTATGTTATAGCAAATAAAAAAGATAAAAAGCAAATCTTAAAAAATTTTAAGTATCCAATTTTAAATTACCCTAAGTTTGAAAATAAAAATTACAAAACAAATACAAATATAGAAACACAAGGAATATTGTTTTAATGATTAATATAATTGTAGGACCTCCTGGTACAGGCAAAACAACAGAGCTGTTAAATATATGTCAGCAAAAAAAAGAACAGGGTGTTCCTTGGGAAAGAATTGGTTTCTTTTCTTTTTCTAAGAAAGCAGCATATGAAGCTAAGGATAGAGCAAGACATAAGTTTCAAGCAAGTAGAGATGATTTAACTCACTTTAGAACGTTACATAGTTTTGCTTTTAGACACCTAGCTGTTAAGGAAGATAACTTAATGAAACAAAAACATTGGAAAGAGTTGTCTTCAAAAATTGGTTTTAATTTAGTTTTTAATGATAACGATGATTCTGTTTATACAAACTCTAATCATAAGTTTATAAATTTAATTAACAAAGCGCGTTTAAAAGATATTAGTTTAGCAGAAGAGGTTAGACTTTATCCTGATCCTATTAACATGGTTACATTAAATTATTTAAATACAGTTATTAATAAATATAAAAAAGTTAATGAGCTTTACGATTATACAGATATGATTGTTGATTACACAACTGACACAGTTTCGACACAGTTTGATGTACTCTTTATAGACGAAGCTCAGGACATGCCTCGCATTCAATATAACATGGTCGATAAATTAATTAGTAATAGTAAAGAGGTTTACATTGCAGGTGATGATGATCAAGCTATCTTTCGTTGGTCAGGCGCTGATGTAGATAAATTTATATCTCTACAAGGAACAGTAAAAGTTTTAGATAAATCGTATCGTTGTCCGCGAAGAGTGTTTCGATTAGCTAATAATATTATAACTAAAATACGAAATAGGCGTCCTAAAGTTTGGCAACCAAAAGAAGATGAAGGTAAAATATATCGTATACCACATTTACGTCACATTGATTTATCTTCTGGCAACTGGTTGATCCTTGGCAGAACAAAAAAAATAAGAAATGAAATGATAGAAGAAATACTTTTAGAGCAAGGACATTGGTATGGTAGAGGTGAGCATAGACCAGTGTCTACGACTGTTTTAGGGGCTATCGATGTATGGAAAAAATTAAAGTCTGGTAACACGGTTACATTAACCGAGGTTAAAACTTTATATAATAAAATAAAAACTAAAGTTGGAATTAAACATGGTCACAAAACAATGAAAGTGGAGAATGATAAACAATTATTTTCATTACAGCAACTAAAAGATCATCATGGTTTACTTGTCGATGGAGAATGGTGGGATGTACTCAGTTCTTTAACACCTTTTGAAATTACTTATTTACGGCGGCTTGAGAAAATAGGTGAAGACATAACAGCAGAACCACGAATTCGTGTTTCAACAATTCATCAAGCTAAAGGCGGAGAATGTGAAAATGTTATTGTGTTATTAGATTTAGGAAAGATTGTTTACAGATCTTATTTAAAAAATCCTGATGATGAACACCGTGTTTTTTATGTTGCTGTCACCAGAGCTAAAAACAATTTGTATATTGTTGAGGCTCAAAAACAACAAGGTTACCGAATGTACGGTGATGAAAGGATGCATGATGATTTATAAAAAGATACTTAACAAAGCCATTGAATTGATCGGCGGAGCACGAAACACGGATTACGGAGATCGGGTTACCAATCATCAAAACATCGCTAACTTATGGTCTGCTTTTTTACAGAAAAAAATATCAGCTCATGATGTAGCAATTTGTATGGCTTTAGTTAAAGTAGCGCGTCTCATGCATAGTCGTAAATCAGATAGTTATGTAGACCTAGCAGCGTATGGCGCAATTGCAGGTGAAATAGCAGAACGTGAGGAGGGTAAAGATGCAGAATAATTTTGGCTTTACAAAATCGGAGTGGGTACCACCTCATGAACTACCTGATATTACTGATGCAAAAGTTATTGCTTTTGATTTAGAAACATATGATCCACAATTAAAAACAACTGGACCAGGATGGACAACTAAAACAGGGCATATTATTGGCGTAGCGGTAGCCGTAGATGGTTGGAAGGGTTACTATCCTATTCGTCATGATAATGGTTTTAATTGGGATAGAAGACGTGTTTTAACATGGATGAAAAAGTTAATGCAAACAGATGCTATTAAAGTAGCACACAATGCTATTTATGATTTAGGTTGGTTATATGCAGAGGGCATAGATGTAAAAGGTCCAATAGTTGATACAATGTTAATGGCTCCTATTTTAAATGAAAATAAATTTTCTTATGCATTAAGTGCAGTGGGAAAAGATATGCTTGGTGAAATAAAAAATGAAACACTTTTAAAACAAGCGGCTACTGAGTTTGGTATTGATCCAAAAAACGAAATGTACAAGTTGCCTGCAATCTTTGTAGGTGATTATGCGGAGCAAGATGCAGACTTGACTTTACGACTGTTTCATCACATGCGACCACTCATTAAAAAACAGAGCCTAGACACAGTGTATAAATTAGAGATGAATCTTATACCTATTATATTTGAAATGACAAAACGAGGAGTTAGAGTTGATAGAGAAAAAGCAAGACGTTATAAAAAAAGTTTTAAGAATACAGAAAAGAAGATACTTGATGAAATATTGGCAGACACGGGTATTGCAGTTGATGTTTGGGCTGCGGCTAGCGTTGCAAAAGTATTTGATAAACTTAAAATAGATTATCCGAGAACAGAAAAAACACAGGCACCTAGTTTTACTAAAGATTTTTTGATCCATCATTCACACCCAATTGCTAAAAAGATTCAGAGTGCTAGAGAGTTTAATAAAGTGCAATCAACTTTTATTGATACTATTTTAAAACATGGTGAGTCAGGACGCATTCATGCAAGCATTCATCAGATGAGAGATGGTACATCAGGAACAGTGTCAGGTCGTTTTAGTTATTCTAATCCAAATTTACAACAATTACCTTCTCGTAATAAAGAAATTAAAAAACAAATACGAGGATTGTTTTTACCTGAAGAAGGTGAGACATGGGGATCTTTTGACTATAGTCAGCAGGAACCACGGATCGCGTCACACTTTGCTTCAAGCTTGGGGTGTGAAGGAGCTAAAGATGTTGTGGAAGAATATCAAAAAAATCCTGATGCAGATTTCCATAGTATAGTAGCAAACATTGCTAACATTGGCAGAGATCAGGCAAAAACTATTAACCTTGGATTATTTTATGGCATGGGCGTTAACAAACTTTCCAACGAATTGCAAGTGAACGTTGATGTTGCAAAAGAAATTTTAAAGGAGTACAATTCTAAGGTACCGTTTGTTAAGGAATTAACTAAACGCGTATCAAACTTCGCCAATAGTGAGGGTTACGTCTCAACAATCAAAGGTAGAAAATGTCGTTTTGAGTTATGGGAACCGACCACTTTTGGCGTGTTCAAAGCTCTACCAGAAGATCAGGCAAAAATAAAATATGGTAAGCATCACATTTTACAAAGAGCTGGTACTTACAAAGCATTAAATAGATTGATACAAGGATCAGCGGCGGATCAAACAAAACAAGCAATGATAGAATTGTATAAGGAAAATTTAATTCCTCTAATACAAATTCATGATGAGCTCACATTAAGTTTTAATGGTGAAGAAAAAACTAAAAATAAAATAATGGAACTAATGGCACATGCTGTAAAATTAACAGTTCCAAGTAAAGTTGATTGTGATTTAGGAAAATCTTGGGGTGATGCTACTTAGAAATATTGGCGGTTTTCTGCGGTAAAATAGATATGTCTTGCGTATGATATAATATTATATAATATATACTTATAATTTAGAAAGAAGGAATTATGAATAATATATTAAAAGAAGACTTATTTAAAATAATTGGCCCAGAATTTTTCTCTGCAATTTTTACTAAGAAGAATGGTGAAGAGAGAAAGATACTTGCTAAACTACATGTGAAAGATCAAAAGTTTTTTGCAGGTGGTGAATTACTTGGTGACAGAAATCATTTATTAGAATGTATTGATGTTAACGTTCTTAAAAAAGTTGATGATCCAAA